AAAGTTAGAATTATAAGAAGTTTGTTTTATCAAATCGTAATTATAAATACTTTTAATATTTAAAGAATCTATAAAATCAATTCCTAATTGTTCAACTTCAATTCCATTGTTAGTAATAACTTCATTATCAATTACGATTACAGCTATTACAATGTTATTTTTTATTAATGCAAAGTTTGCCATTATTGAAATTTATATTTTATTATTACTATTCCCGAACCACCACTTAATCCTGATTGTAAATATTTATTTCCACCACTACCACCACCTGTATTTGCAGTTCCATTAGTTCCTAAAATAGCAGCAGCACCAACACCTCCATTACCTCCACCAGATGCACCTGTTGCTGCAGTAGAACCATAATAAGAACTTCCACCACCACCACCAGCATAAAAAGTAGGCGTTCCACTTATTGAATTACTTAAACCAATACCACCATTACCTGCTATTCCAGCAGTTCCAGTTCCTGTTGCGTTGCCACCAACTGCACCAGCACCGCCACCGCCACCTGTTCCTAAATTAGCATTAACTCCACCAAGACCACCGTTATTACCTTGTCCTACAACACCAAGACCACCAGTCATATATCCTGTTATATAACTACCTCCAGCACCTGAACCTCCACTACTTGCTAAGTTTGCAGGAAGTTTACCTGCACCTCCACCAGTAGATATTATTGAATTAAATGAAGTATTATTTCCATTTGAAAGACCAGTTCCACCGCTACCAACAACAACTGCATAAGTTTGAACAGTTATAGCCAATCCTATATTAGTTAAATATCCACCTGCACCACCACCACCGCATCCCGATCCATAACCCGTATCATTACCGCCACCGCCACCACCACCAGCAACAACTAAATACTCAACTACATCATTAGGAGCAGTTCCTAATTGGCTAACTACAAAATTAGTACTCGAATTAAAAGTATGTATTTTATAATCCCCATCGGTAGTTATAGTTCCACCTGTAGCAACTGTAAAAACTGCTGCCGAACCTTGGTAATAAAAACTATTATACTTACTGATATTCATTATTGAACTATGTTTAAAACGATTGTGATTTGTTCGGCACTTGTTGGAGTGTAAACGCTTTCTAAAGTTACTACACAAAATATGTGAGCAGCACTTAAAGTAGGCACTACACTTATTGGTTTGCTAATATCATTCGTTGAGGTTTTCTCATTAGTTGTTGCGGCCCAATTAGTATGTTTAATTTTACCTAAAAAGTTCTTTTGATTTGCAGCAGTCGGAACGAAAGCAGCATTGTCAGCAGCAACTGTAAATGATTCTGAATAAAAATTCAAAGTCAAAGAAGGAGTTGAAGCTGGATTAGAACTTATTATCGAACTGTTTAAAATTACTGAATTACCTAAGTCAGCATCTATTGTTATCGGAATTACTATTCCATCTCCTGACAATACATCGCCTATTGAATAAGCTGTAGTGTTTGCGGGTCTTGTTATTGTTCTTTTACTTACCATTTTATTTATATTTTTAAATTATTAATTATTGAACTGTTGGATTTGTTATCGGAATACTACATGCATCCCATTCAAATATTGCACTAAATTCTACATCAAAATACCACCCCGCTACTTCATCATTAAAAGCATCTACAAAATCAGTTAAAGTTACCTCACTATTTATTTTTATTAGTTCGCTAAAATCATATTGCATAAAATAAATTAAAGTATCTAAACAAATCTGTTTGCAGTCCGATAAGACTTCTAATTGATTTCTTAATCCCTTCTTGCTTTTATCACAAATATAAAATCTAATTACAGTTACATCACTCGTTCCACTAATTCGATTAGGTTGCAAAGTACCGAATAACATAGGATAATGAATAGATTGCCCTCCATTTAATTCATCCCAAGGATCACCAAAGAACCAGCTCTTAATCTGTTTGTGAGCAGACGCATAACTTTCTATCGCAATTACCAATTTGTTTAATGTAAGCATCTATCTTTTTTTTATTTTTTTTAATGTATTTTTTTATTTCAATCTTTGTTTTTTTTCTTATTGCCATACTGGATTGTCTCTATTATCTTGTATATTACTATAATCTTTTTTACCTAAAATTCTAGTGCCTAAATAAATGTCTACATCGTAAGCATTTCTCTCAGGAAATATATCCGCACCTGTATTATTATTGTAAGTTGGATAAGTAGAGTTATTATAGTTTAAATATTTTATCATTCTATCTCCGTACATCTCGCCATTAGTTTTCCAAATATTCATTAAATATTCCATGTCGTTAGTTGGTATTGGTTGCCCGTTATCACTACTATTTGTCATTATGCCTTTATTAGCATATCGGAATTTAAACGTTGGTGAGCTTTCATACATTATGTAGTGAACCATCATTTTTAAAATGTAGTTATCTATTAATGTTTTGTAAGCTGCTGGAATAGTAGTTGATGAATTTATATAAGCTAAGATGTGAGTTTCGATAGTATTATATAAACTAGTTCCTAATAAAGGAAGTATATATTTGTCTTGTACTAATTCAATAACTGGTGTTATCTTATCGTACTCCGTGTTATCGTCAATAACCGAATGTCTAATTAAATAATCTTGTCCTATCCAAAGTGTTGCCATGTTATTTCTTTTTACGTTTTATTCTTGTTTCACCTACCCAAATATGGCGGCACCAAGGAGTTGTTTCAGTTCCATCATTATAAAATCCTCCTCTAAAATTCCATGCATCTTCGCCAAACTCATTAGTGTAATCTTCAATTTCATTATATGTTAATCTTTTAGCTTTCATTTTGCCATCGACTAATTCAGTTCCTGAAGTTAAACCAACCATTTTTCTACAAAAATCTCTTGATGTTGATATTAATTTACTACCACTTACATCGGGTCTTTTATCGTATTTATAAACTGTATAAATTTCAGTCTCATAATCTGCAGTATCTTTATCTAATCCTTTTTCAGTTGGTGTAAATAAACCTCCTAAAGTATCAATTAATTTTTTTGCAGCTAACCATTCTAATACAGTAGTAATTTTATCTTTATCGACATTTAACGACTTAGCAAGTTCTTCAGGTTTAGCAAATGGATTACCCTTTAATTGATTTAATATTCCATTTCTTAAATCAGTTTCCGATAACTGAAATCTATTAGCTGTGTATAATTTTTGTTTAGACAACTCGAATTTTAAAACTTGTTTTGAATCCTTAAAGTTTACATACTCAATATCTATGATTTCATCTTCGTCATCTATTTGTATTGCTCGAGCAGTTGCCCATTCAATAAATTTTTTTTCTTTATCAGCTGATTGTTGAACTTTTAAAACCTCATTATTCATTTCATCCTGAGCTATTCCTAAGAACGTTAAAGCATCCGCGTCACTTAATCCAAACCCTGTTTTAATCATTATTAATGCCTGGTCTGCTGTATAATCACCTTTCTTTAACTTGTTGGCTATATTAAATAAATTTTGTCTTTGTCTGCCCGTTAAGTTTTTAAGATGTTCGTTAACTTGTATTTCTTCTTGTATTACAGTTGCACTTGGTAAACCAATTTTTGCAGCTTCAATCTTTAACCCGTATTTTTCAATAATATAATTAGTTACGATATTAGGATCTCTCGCATTTAAAGCATTGATAACATTTTGATTTTCTAATGGAAGTTCTTTTCCTATTGGCTGAACTTGTTCTACTTCAAATGTAATATCTAAACCAGTCTTTAGTTTAAACATTTTATCAATAAACTTATTAAAAGCTACTTGTTCAATCTTAGCATATTCGTTAATAAATAATTCATGTGCTAAGTCTAATTCGTTACGATCGCCTAAAGTACCCTCAGTTTTTATTTTAAACAATACTCCTGGAACGTTATGTCCTGTTATTATCTTTTGTTGATTACGTTTATTTAACGCTTCGTATTGGTCCGCTAATCCTGTTGGAGTTACATTTACAACTTCTGCACCTTTGCCATCGGGATTAGTAAATGATAATACTACCTTACCAGCATTTTGAGTACCTTGATGTTTCTCTTGGAAGCGTTCTTTGATATCTTCTTTAACTTCAGGTGTTAATTTACCACTAAAGAAAGTTATAATATGACCAGCACTAAATCCATTCTTTACTAAAGAGTGAAAAAAGTTACTAATCTCAATATCGGTATTAATGTCCAATAGAACGCTTGAATAATCGGGTGAAGGGTAAAGTCCATCTAATTCATTTAACGATGGTGTAAAGTCCTTAGAATAGTAAATTGAGGCACCTATAAAACCTTCCTTGTAAAATGGAAAGTAAGTTTTCTTTAAATGATAACTTTTAGCAGTCCAATCTTCTGAATACCAAACTCCGCAATTATCAGCACTTAATCTTATCTTACCCATATCTAAATGGTAAAACTCAATCGGTTGACCTATTAAATTTGTAGTTACTTGACATGCGAACCCTCCGTATATAGCCTT